ATGATCCAGCGTACCCTCGCCCCGAGCTCGCTCTACATGCGGGGCTTCAACAACGCGATCCCCTCCGCATTGACTATCCGCCGCGACGCTCGGGTGTGGCTGATCGAGGAGACCGAGACCGGGTTCGGCGGCGTCCACCGACGCATGACCTGGACGGACCGTCACCCCCACACGATGCCCGGCGGAACGCCTTTCATGGGCGAGGCGGGCGCGCTCGGGCAGGTCGGGGACGTCTCCTACCGCCTCATCGGGACCGGCACGGTGGAGACGGTTGTCCACCAGCAGGTGCAGCAGACGGTGCGCGACGAGTACGGCGACCCGGTCTGGGAAGACACCGCCGATGGGGTGGAAGAGGTCACCGAGCCTGTGTGGGTCCGCACCGGTCGCATCACGGTGGTCGAGGCGTGAAGCGTCAGAGCTTCCGGGGACGGCGCAGCAGCGCCGCCCCGCGGTTCCAGCCCTCCCCAGAGCCGGTACTCGCTCCCGTACCCGACCAGGGCGCCGAGACGACCCCAGCCGCGGAGAGTGCGGCACCGCTCCCCGAGAAGAGCCGGGGACGACGGGCATCGACAGCGCGCGTCGAGCACCCGTGGGTGACCGCCTACCTCGCTCCCTACGCGGGCCGCACAACCGAGAACTACCTCTATGCCCTCGCCCGCTGGTCCGCGCGGTGTGAGGCGGCGGGCATCCGCATCGAGGACGCCACGCGCCAAGACATCGAGTCCTGGCGCGCAGAGATGACCGAGGCCGGGTGTGGCCCGCGCACGATCCGCTCGATACTGACCCCCGTGCGCGGCCTCTACCGGTACGCGATCGAGGAAGGCTACCTGGATCGCGACCCCTCCGCGCTCGTGCGCCTGCCGCGCACACCACGCACCTCTGCCCGCTCCTGGCTGCATCCCGACGACCTGCTGCAACTACTGGACTACGCCAGCGCGCACGCCGACCCTGCAACCAGTGCGATGCTCCACCTGCACGGCCTGTGCGGCACACGCCCCGGAGAGACCCGCCGCATCGACGTCAGGGACATCGCCGGGTACGGGTCCCGGACGGCCCTCGCGCTCCGCCACCGGAAAGAGGGGGCCTCCGACCGCATCACCGTCTCGCCGCGCGTGGCCGGCGAGCTCGCCCGCGCGATCGCCGACCGCCGTACCGGGCCGCTGCTGCTCAACGCCGCCGGCGACCGGATCGACAAGAGCCAGGCCCGCGAGCGCGTGCAGAAGATCGTCCGAGCCTCCGGTGTCCCGCACGTCACCCCCTACGGTCTCCGCACCGGGTTCATCATCATCGCGCTATCCGCGGGCGTGCCCGAACGCGAGGTCATGCACTACGTCGGCCACACCACGAGCTCGCAGACGGCATACTATGACCGCCTCCGCACCACGATCGACTCCGCGGCCAGCAGCACTGTCGCCGACCACATCGCCGCCGGCACGTCGCGGTACGATCAGACCGCCCGGCCGACGCCGGGATGATCCGAGTGTGGCGTACGGTTCCGCTGCGCGCCGGTCAGCTCCCCGCTCCCGCGCGGGGATGATCCCACCGTCACGCGCGTGCACGACGAAACCGCCCCTCCCGGGGAGCTCGCCGCCATGATGGCGTCGGAAGCTCACCCAGGAGGGGCGGTAGTGATCAGGCTGGGACCGTGATGATGAGGTCGTCCACCTCGTAGTTGGCCGACGCGCCGACCGCGAAGGCGGCGAACCCGGGCGCCTCGTTCACGGCAGCGGCCGTACCGATGATCTCGCCGTTCTTCAGCCACTCCACCAGGTCACCGAGCACGCGATACCCGATGCGGTCGCCGGGCACCCATGTCCCACCGATGTTGAGGGTCCCGTCGGGGTTGATCACCAGAGGGTTCCCGGTTCCACCGCTGATCGCCGAGCGCCGAGCTATGACCTGGATGGATCCGCCAGTGACGCTCAGCACCCTCACCGAGAGACCGTAGTCCGGTTGGGGCATGGGGATGCCGAGGACGCCTGACGCGCCGCCCGAGGACCGGGACAGGCGACCTTCGGCGATGTTCCAGTAGGAGGAGAACGGCGAGGTGGGGACGGCCGAAGCCGTTCCGCCGAGAGCGTTGTTCAGCGTCCGACCGACCGCGGTTCCGTCAGGCGGGGAGAAGTCGTCAGACGCCCAAACCACCCAGTCCGGCTCCACCGGGGGCGAACCCTCTGGCCACTCGGCCCAGCCGAACTCGACCAGGCGCTCCATGACGAACCGCGCAACGAGCTGGCTCCCTACGGGGTTGAGATGCACGTTGTCGGTGCGGAGCGAAGTGGGAACCGTGTCCGCAGCGATGTCCGTCTGGTCCTGCGCGGTCGGGGTGATGCCAGCCACCGCCAGACCGTAGTCGATCAGAGCCCGGCGCACGTTGACGAATCGGCGCCCGTAGAGGGCAGCCTGCCTGGCCTCCAGCGCCAGCACAGACGTGTGAGCCGACGTCCCGGCACCCTCGTTCAGGGCATTGACCACGCCGAGCACAAGGTAGCGAGGCTTCGCCGGGGCGAGAGCTCCGATCGCAGACTGGACGTCCTCCATGATGCGATCGGTCTGAGCGAGGTTGTTCCGTCCCAGCCAGAAGATCGACGTCCAGTTCCCGTACACCTCACGAGCCGCCGGGATCAGCGGCACGGGGTAGAGCGGGGCCGGAACGGCGGTACCGGGCACCGAGCGAGTGAACACGTACCGAGAGGATGCGGCAGACCAGGAGAACGTGCCCTGGACGCCGAGAACGATCGCAGGGTTCATGCCCCTGTTGCCCTGCTTCATCAACGTCGAAGTCTCCACGCCGCCGGAAGTGCGCGGCGTGACGAACACTGGCCCCGATGCGGGAATCTGGCCACCATCGAAGGACAGCAGGATAGGGTTGCCGCCCTGCCGGGCCGCGATGTCGTACGACCTCTCGCCACCCACGCCCGCCCCGTACACGTTGAGACCGCTCAGGTCCGCCAGTGCAGCCGGGTACGCGGAGGCCGTCATCGAGTCGCCCCAGCAGACCACATCGGAGGAGGAATCGATGGAGGCCTGCACCTCGACAACCGCGTGTTCCGCACGGACCGCTGCCGCCTCGGCGGCGAGCCGATCCTCGCTGGACACCACGACCGTCACGCCAGGTGCCGGGTTCGTGGGAACGAGCTTGGCGAGGTCGACGGTGTCCCCGTTGGGAACATCGAACGTCGGAAGCACCGGCTGCTGCTCGACGCCTTCGAGCTTGACGATCGCCTTGTACTGCGCTCGGTTCGGCTCAGCGTGCGGCTGCTCGGTTGCAGGCACCCACACGCCGGGCGTCGGCGGCAGATTGTCCCGAGTGGTGCCCGGCGGGTAGATGTCGCCGTCGATGATCGGGCACACGTGCCGCCCGGCGACAGCAGTGCGCGGCTTCGTGATCCCGGGGTATCGCACGACGGGCTGCGTGGACATGATCGTGATGGTGCCCTGCAGCGGCACCTCGTCGGGGCGGTTGCCGGGGTCGGGACCGTCAGCGATGTCGGAGACGAAGAACCCAACGATACGACCCGCCCCGACCTCAGCGGGAACGTCAGCCATCGGTGCTCGCCGACTCGGCGGTGGGCGTACTGCGTGGTGCGGATCCGAAGCCGATGCGCTTGAGCCAGCGGTCCACGGTCGGGATCGCGATGAGCCGGGTCAGAGCCGTGTTGATCGCGACGGCCTGCACGCCGATCGCGGTCAGCCATCCGGCCGACCACTCGTCCTGGATGATCGCGATGACCTGCGGCACGAGCGGCAGCAGAGTCAGCAGCGTCGTCAAGGCCGTGCGGAGGGCGCGCTGGCCCTTGAACCAGATCTCACCGCTGGCAATGGTGCGGGGCATAGTTAGTCCTTTCTCAGATGATGTCGGAGATGCCGGTTGGCGGGTCCGGGATTGGCGCGTCGGGCGCGTGGCGGCGATGGGAGTCGATGAGCCGTCGGATGTACGCGACCAGCGACCACGACCGCTGTTCCTCATCGCGGAGCTTCTGCTCCACGGTGGTGAGGCGCTCGCGGGCGTCGGTGAGGTCGTCGCGCACCGACTTCAGCTCCGTACGAAGCGGCTCGATCAGCTCCGTGGCGGTGTTCGTGAGGGACGCGGCCGCTTCTGCGCGAGACTTCCCGCGCCCAGAGAACGCGGTGATGACTGCGGCGATGCCGGCGAGCCCGGTGAGGATCGCGCCGAGAGCGAGCAGGATCGGCGCGATATCCATCACGTGCGACCTCGCTTCGCTTTGCGAGCCGCCCGGATCAGCAGGAGCGCGTCACGCGCGATGATGTACACGGTCGCCAAGATCAGGCCCGCGAAGATCACGCCCGTGAACGTGCCGGGTCCGAACGCGATCGCCATCGACACCCAGTACGCCGACAGCGCGCCGAGCACCGATGACGTGCCAGCGATGCGCAGCCATGCCCCGACCCACTGGTCGCGCCACCAGACCCCGCACGCGGCGACCGCGGGGCCGGCGACGAGCATCACTACCCACGCCTGGTGGAAGCCCTCGCCGAGCGCGTCGCGCACCGAGCTGGGGACGCTGCCGATCATCGTCAGGCCCCCAACCAGGTACGACACGAGCACGATCAGCTCGACGGGATGCTGCACCTGCGCCCACAGGCGCCGTGCGGTGCGCATCAGCGGGCGTAGAGCTTGCGGTAACCGGCCGAGAGGACGCGGAGGCCGTCGTGATGCGCCTCGACCTCGACACGGGCGCGGACGTTGGGACCGAACCAGTAGATGTCGGAGTACTGGAAAGGCTCCTCGCCGGTCAGCGCGGGGATCTTGATGCCCTTGCGGGTCCCGATCCGGTGCCACTTGCCGCCGCGCTTCTCCTCGAAGAACGCGCGGATGCGGCCCGCGGTGCCGGTGGCGCGATCACCATTCGGGCCGCCGGCGAGGGTCACCTCGACGATGATGAAGCCGGATTCGCGCTGGCCGCCGCCGGTCATCGCGAACTCGTGGACGGGCTTCTTGGTCGTGCCGTTGAGGCGGATGGGGAAGTACTTCCCCTTGCCGAGGTTCTGCGGGGAACCGTAGAAGCCCTCTTCCTCCTTATAGGCCATGGTGTCGTCCTTCCCGGCAGGCGCGTTCGGCCCGCCACCGTTGATCGATTCGCCCGGGTCGTCCGGGCTGATGCTGTGCGGCTTCCCGCGACCGAGGAACGGGTCCGCGATGGCGAGCTGCTCGACGTGCCACGGCTCGCGGAAGTTCTTCCCCGTGTGGGTGAAGTTGAACCGGCCGAGGTTCGCCGAGAGCAGCCGGTTGCGTGTTGAACGACGACGCGACACCGGGATCGGGGCCGTCGTCGCGCAGGTCCAGGCTGCGGCCGGTCTCGTGGTTCGACGAGCCGGGCGCTGCGACCGTGCCGGCCGCGGACACGCGATACCACGGCACGCCCTGCCAGTAGCGGACGTCGTAGACGCGCCGCCCGCCCGGAGTGCGGGTGTACCGCTGCCGGAAGATCGCTTCCTGCTCCGCGTAGGTGCGGATGCCGGACGAGACGATCAGGTTGAAGCCCGTCGCCTGCTTGAACCACGCCTTCAGCGCGAGGAGGTCGGGGACGATCCCGATCGCGACCGGCCATCCGTCGATCCGCGCGAAGGGGCGCCGGATCGCGGCGGCGGCCGTGCCGGGCGTGTTTGAGAGCGTGACCGCGGACGCGAGAGCCGGCCCGAGCGCGGGCTTCGGCTCGTCGTCCTCGCTCTCTTCGACGGGCAGGGGGCCGCCGAGCTCGGGGACATCCACCTCGCCCGCGTCGTCATGCGCGGCCGTGGAGTCGGCGAGCGTCGCGCCGGAGACCACGGCCAGGCCGCCGAAGCTGTCGAGGCCGACGAAGTCCGGCACGCCGTCCCCGTCGACGTCGCCGTAGATCGGGATGAGCGGGCGCTGCTCGCCGGCGTCCCGCCACGCGAGCAGCGCGGCCAGCAGCTCGGCGCGCTCGTCGGCGGCGAGGTTGTCGAGGTCGATCACGGGGTGCCTCCCTCCGGAACGGAAGAAGCCGCCCCCTCGTCGGGTGCGGCTTCGGTGTCGGTGTCGGTGTCGGGTTGGCCGGGCGGTGACTCGATCGGTTCCAGCGTGAGCCGGTATCGCTCGACCATGTCGGTCGGGCCGTTGGGGCCCCAGAGGGTGAGCGAGTAGATCGCTTCGGTGTCGCTGGTGCGCTCGACGCCGATCTGCTTGCCGGGCACGTCGCCGTTGAAGCCGCCGTGGAGCGAGCTGATGATGTTGAGCACGTCTCGTGCGGTCATGGGTTTCTCCTTGTCACGCGGCGGGGTAGGTGAATTCCAGGGTCATGCTGTCGCCGACGGCCCACACCATGGGCACGGGCGTTCCGCCGTCACCCCGGACGAAGACCACCCGCACGTTTGCTTCGCTGGACCCGCTTCGGAATGTGCGGGGTGATGCGTAGCCGTCGAGCACGAACACGTTCCCGGAGAACCGGTCGCCCGCGGACACGTCGAGCACGGTGCAGACGTTGCTGTAGACCACCCCGGCCACGGGGGATACCGGGTGAGGCAGATAGAAGGTGATGATGCCGTTGTGCGTCGTGGTGCTGCCGGCGACGAACACGATGCTGGCTGTCACCTTGCCGTCGGACATCCACCATGAGCCGGTGAGCGTGCCGTTGCCGAGGACGATCCCGGACCGGATCGACGGGGTGAACGATCGGGGCGGGACGGTCCACAGTTTCCAGCTGGTGCCGTCGTGCCGGTATGTGCACCCGTCGGTCGTGTCGAACCACTCGAGGCCGCGGCGCGCCCACTCGTACGCGGTGCGGGCGGTGGTCGGGCCGATCAGCCGCGTGCCGACCATGGCCGCGAACTCCGCGACCTGGGTCGGGTTCACGGCGAGGTCGGGGGCGTCGGTGTCGGCGAAGCGGGGCGCGCCGGTCACCGGGTCGCGGGAGCTGAATGCCATGAGGTGCCTTTCATCTGGTGCCTTGGAGGCGAAGCTGGCCGGAGGCGGGGTCGGAGCGCACCGACGCCCAGGTCGTCGGGGTAGGGGCATCGGAGACGACGCCGAGTCCATAGCCGCCCGCGGCGAGCACGGGAAGCCACCCCGTCGGCAGCAGTTGCCAGCCGCCTCCGGGAAGCGTGGTGAGGTTCGTGATCGATGGCGGCCCGGCGGGGATGTCCGCGCCGGCAGCGAGACCGACCTGCACGGGGCCGCCGGCCGCGTCGAGGGGGAAGAACGCTTCCAGCGCGGTGAGGGCCGTGGCTCCCTGGAGGGCGTCGCGGATGCGGGTGCCGTACGCCCACATGCCAGAGTTCCCGGCCCCGGCCCAGGGCTCCGCACCCCACCAGTCCGTGCGGTACCGGCCGGAGTCGGTGGCGCGCACGTTGACGTCGAACGTCTCCGGCGGCGGCATGGGAGGCGGGATCGGCGTGGGGACCGGCAGCGTCGTGGACAGGGCGCCTGCGCATACCGGGCCACGCTCGGTCCACACGACCAGTGCCTGCGCGCCCGTGGCTGGTGCGGCGCCCGTGTGCGGGGCGCTGATCGTCTGCCCGCCGGTGGCGAGCGTCGCGACCCCGGAGGACACGGACACGACCGTCCACACCGCTGGGCGGGGCTGGGCGGGGCCGATGACGAGGCCGCGCCCGCCGAGCCATGCGACCTGCACGCTCTCCCCGACCTGCGGGGCGGTGTCGGCGACGACGGGCAGGGCGACGGCGGTCGCGCCGACGAGCACGCGACCGTCACCGAGCCACGTGCCCGTCTCGGTCGCGACGGTCGGAGCTTTCGCGGCGCGTTCGATGAGGAGGTCGTCGGCGTCGTTCATGCGATCTCCCTCCGGATGCGGATGGTGATGTCCATGAGCGCGTCCCCGGACAGGCCCGCTCGGATCACGCGGCCCGTCATCTCCCGGTCGGTGGTCACGGTGACCACGTCGCCCACCTCGATGAGCGGGTGGAAGTGGCAGCGGATCGGGATGTCGATGACCTGCGGCCCCGACAGCCGCTCCAGCTCGGCGAGGGTGAGCGCGTCGGCTTCCTGCTTGGACGAGACCTGGCCGGACAGGTACGCGGTGCGGCGTCCGAAGTGCCCGGTGATCGACAGGGGGCCTGCAGTGATGCGCGCCACGGTCTGCACCTGCCCGCGATCACCGAGCTCGAAGCTCCCGACGACTTCGTTGCGGATCTCGGTCGTGTCGATGTCGTCCTCGAAGGACACGACGGTGCCGCCCTCGCCGACGTGCAGCTGCGCGACCGGGGCGCCGAGCTCGTCGGGCACGACCGTGAGCGACCCGGCGGAATCAACGACGGCGACACCGCCGAGCACTCCGGCGAGGCCCTGCACCGCCGCCAGCCGCGTGCCCTCCGCCGCCTCCCACACCAGGCCGGCCGGGACCGGCTTGTCCGGCACCGACCGCGCCACGGGCAGGCCGCTGAGACGCTGGATCTCCGCCCAGCACGACGAGCCCCGCGGGGACTCCGCCGACGTGAACCCGTGTCCGCGGATCGCGTTGTCAAGGGAGAGGAAGTCGACCTCCACCCGTGCAGCGACCGCGAACGTGCCGTGGCCGGGGAGCGTGGCGGTGTACTCGGTCGCCTTCGCGCGGGTCACATCGAACCGGCCCAGGGACACGACTTCAGACCATGCGCCCGCGCTGATCGTCACGATGGGCTCCACTGAAGCCAGGAACGGGCTGAGGAGCCCGGTGACGCCGTCAGGCTTGACCGTCTCGCCGAGCAGCGACTCGACGATCAGCGTCGCCGACCCCGCCTGCTTCACCTCCGCGAGGAGGTCGCCTGTGGCCGACCACGACTCGGCCCGCAAGCCCCGCTTCATGCGGAGATGACCGTGCCACACGTCGAACGCGATCTCACGAGTGAAGCTGCCGGTGAGCACGTCGACGAGAGCCGCCGATCCTGTCCGCATCACCCACCCCCGATGCTGTAGACCTCGTTCAGCGACACGGCATCGACGTACGTCGTGAATAGCGGGTCCGTGGCGGATCCTCCCGTGCCGACGGCGAGCACCACGTTCGTTACTCCTGCGGGGAGTGTGAACTCGACCGACAGCCGATGCGTACCGGGGACGTTCGGAGCCTGGGGGCCGTGGGTCTCCACCCACGCGCCGCCACCGATGCGCCAGGCCACGAACAGCCGCCGCTGGCGGTTCGCCGTGGTCGGTGACGAGTGAGCGGCGGGGAGGTGGATCGTCGCCTCGAACCGATACCGCCGGTCGGGCATGATGCCCCAGGGCATCGCATCCGCCGCGCGGATATCGCCGAAGCTGCCGCCGGAGGCGTTCACGGCGCGAGCGGACGCGACCCCATCAGCGGCCCAGTCCGTCGACCGTGTGAACGAAGCCCCAGCGCCGCCCGACCCGAGACCGCTCGATGTCCACCCGGCCGTGTTCAGCTCGAACGACGGGTTCGGGCACAGGTTCGGGCCGTACATCCGACCGCCCGCTCCCGCCCCGGCGAGGTCATAGCGGCGGTTCACGTCCGCGTTGCTCGCGTGCGCGGCCTTGATCGCGGCGTTGGTCGCGAACATGGCGTTGAGGTCCGCGTTCGTCAGCAGCGGCACCGCGAGCCCCGGCACCGGCGGGTTCGCTTCCATCCCGGACATCTCCTGGCGGGTCATGCCGAGACCGGCCATGACCGACACGTCGACCTCGAGGATGTTCGCCACGCCGAGGTAGAGCGGCCGGGGCACTCGCATGAGGGCATCGCGGCTTCCCACGCGGATGCAGATCACCGGCGGCATGTGCCGCCCCGCCGTGCCCAGCAGCGCTTGCACCTTCGCGGCCGTGTCCGCGTCGTCGGCGCGCACGTCGAAGTTCAGCCCGTCGAGACCGCCGCGCGGTTCCGACAGGGCCACCGCGAAGCGGCCACCGAGCGGACGGGAGAACGTCACGGTCGCCGGCCGAGACAAGGTCTGCGCGGCCGTCGCCATCGCGGCGGCCGCGACAGCTCCCTGCGGATGCAGGGGGTTGTGCAGCCACGTCTCGGCGACGTCGAGCACGACCGGCGCGGACGACTCGTAGCCGATGGTCGCGCCGGCCGCGTCGACGTACTCGGCCTGGTAGACCACAGGCACCCCGAAGGGGACCTCGTGATCCATCCGAGACAGGGCACCGGCGGTGACCGCGCCCACCGCGCCGCGGACGACACGGGAAGTGCCATCCGCGGTGCGGTGGATCGTCACCGTCGCCGTGCCCGCGGGCATCGAGGACACGTAGACCTCGGCCCGCGGGCACGGCGAGGCGTCGAGCATCGGGGTGACCTGGATCATCGAACCTGCCTCCCCTGCACCACGCGACGCCGCCGCCGCTCCTCCTGCTCCGAGACCACCCCGGAAGCTTCCTGCCTGATCACGCCCCGAAGGGTCTCCCCGGAATCGAGCACGAGCTCGAACTTCTCCGGGAAGATCGCTGGAGGAGCCTCGACCGCGACCTGCACGGGCTGAGCTGCCTGAGCAGCGCCCACCGGCACGCGCACCATCGGGCCGTCCCCGCGGAGACCGACAGCGGGGCTGTCGAGAAGCCGACGGAGCGTTCCGTCGGCCATGGCCGCGCGGATCTTGTAGACGTTCTCGTGCCCGCCGGCGCCCTGCACCTCGCTGGCCGCGTTCATGTGCTCATCGTTCGACGCCCACAGAGGCACCAGGTCAGACCTGGGGCCGCCGGGCCCGATGATCGGGCCACCGAAGGCCCGCTTCACGACTCCGACGTTCACCTTCGGGAGGGTGACCTTCGGAGAGTTGTTCCCGGCGTTCAGCTTCGGCTTGCTCACGACCGGCGGCTCGTTGCCGACCTTCACCTCGACCTTGAACTCCATGTCCCAGGGGTTCTTCAGGGCCTTGGTGATCGCGTTGACGACACGGTCCGTCTCGGCCTTCAGCTTCCGCTGGATCGCGGCGGCGTCGTTCTGAGCGGCCCGGATCTGCCGGTCGCCCTCGTTCTTCGCCGCACGGATTGCCCGGTCGCCTTCGATCGTTGCCTTCCGGATCGCCCGGTCGCCCTCGATCGTTGCCTTCCGCACGCGGCGGTCGCCTTCCTGCTTCGCGACCCACACGGCCCGGTCGCCCTCTTGCTTCGCGACCCAGACCGCCCGGTTGCCGCGCTGCTCGGCGGCGCGGATCTGCCGATCCCCTTCCGCCTTCGCGGTGTTGATCTGCCACTGGCCCCACTTCTCCGCGTTGGAGATGATCCGGGACGCCTGCTTCTCCGCGTTCGCGATGGCCTTCTCAGCCTTCGCCTCCGTCGCGGCGAGCTGCTTCTCCGCTGTGGTGATCGACTGCGCGTAGTAGCGGTCCGCGATCTGGTTGCCCGTCGACGCGGCGGCCTGGTTGATCGTCTTGTGCAGCGAGTTCACGTCGGCGACGTCGGCCTTGCTCATCGTGAGCAATGCATCGATCATCGGCTCGGCCTGATCGATGCCGAGCGCCATCACCTCACGGATGAACGAGGCCGTGAAGCCCATCTGCCCGAGCCGCTTGATCTTCGACGCCAAGGCCTTCGCGGACTTCGCCTGCCCCCACAGCCCCGACTTGATCGAGGCCTTCGTGACCGGCACCGTCTCATCGACCTCGCGCTGCGACGTCGACGACAGCGACGTGCCGCCCACCGACTGCGACGACTTCTCAGTGATCGTGCGGGTGCGCGTCGTCGCCGTCGCGAGCACGCCCAGGTCGAACTTCGACCGGATCGTGCCCGCCACAGCGGACGCCATCGAATCCGATGCCGCGCGCAGGTCGTCGAGCTTCGCCGACGCCTTCTCGACGGCGGCGTTCCACTTCGACGTGACCTTCTCGACGAGCGCGTCCGCACGCTCCGTCGCGGACTTCACCCGCGCAGCGGCGCGCACCTCGGCCGCGTCGACGAGCTTCGTCTTCACCCGCTCCGCGGACTCTACGAGCTTCGACTTCTCCTTCTCCGCCGCCTTGACCGCCGCGGCGCGACGCGCCTCGGCAGCGGCGACGAGCTTCGAACGCTCGCGCTCGGCCTTGTCGACGGCGGAGGACTTCTCCTCCTCCGCCTTCCTCACCCGCGCGGTCTTCGCCGTCTCGGCCTCGTCGACGAGCTTCGACTTGCGGTCCTCGGCGGCGCTGATCGCCGTCTCGGCCTGCTTAGCCTGCTTCTCCAGGCGCAGGAAGCTCGTCTCCGAGTCGCGGGCGATCTTCATCAGCCGGTCCCCGGACTTCCCGCCGGTGTCCTCGGCGGTCTGCATGAGCTTGTCGACGAGCTGGAGCCCGCCGCCGTTCATGCCCTGCTGCTGCGGCTTCCCGCGACGCAGATCCGTGAACCAGTCCTGCTGCGTGCCGACGAGGCGATCCGTCTCGGACTTCAGAGCCGACGCGAGCTGCTCACGCTCACGCTTCGCGTCCTCCCACTTCGACTTCCACTCCTTGTCGAGATCCTGAAGCCACTCCGCCTTCGGGTCCGCCGCGGCGCGGTGGGCGACCTCCTGCCACTGCTTCCAGACCGAGTACTCCTTCTCCACGGCCGCACTGTGCTGACGCTGCGTGTCCAGGATCCCGCCGTTCGCGAACGCGCGCGGCGGACCGCCCAGCGCCGTCGGGTCGAACGAAGCGAACCCGCCCAAGCGACGCACCGCTTCCGCGGCGATCGCCCGGTTCCGCTTCTCCTGGCCCGCCTTCCCGGAGATGTACGCTTCCCAGCGCGTCTCCATCTCGGCGAACTTGTGGATCGCCTGCGGGCGCCCCTTGTAGATCGCCGGCTGGAGACCGCGGTGGACGACCGCACCGTTGGCGAACGCCAGCGCGCTCCCACCCGCGAAAAGGTTCCCGTTCGCGCTGCCGGGGAGGAGCGGGGTCCCCTGGTGCTGCGGGGCCGGAGCGATCCGCTCGACGATCTCGCGCATGCGCGTCGTGATCGTCATCGTGCGGTCTTGGATCTGACTGTGGAGATGGGAGAGTGCGCCGATGGCGGTCTGCACGCTGCCGTCGTCAACGACTACCGTCCCGTCAGGGAGGGTCTCCGTCTTGTACCCGAGCGCCTCGAGCGCCGCCATCAGGCCGGGGATGTCATCCTCGGTGACGTTGAACTCGCCATCCGGCGTTGCGAGGATCTGGGTCGCAAGGTTGATCAGGCGGAGCTTGTTCGCGTCGACCGTGCCCGAGTCGTCCACCGCGAAGGCGACGACCTCGGGTGTGGAGAGCATGGTTGTGATGAGTCCGTCGACGGCCTCATCGGCGACTCCCGCGCCGGCCGCGGCTTCCCGCAGCTGGCCCTCGTAGCGGCTGTAGATCTCACGCGCGGCCTCGACGGACACGCCCGTCTCGCCTCGCGCCTTCGCCGCGGCGTCGGCCGCGATCACCTCGTCGAGGTAGGCGTCGTTCAGCGCGGTCACCTGGTCGAACAGTGCCCGGCCGGCCTGGGTGGTCGTGTCGATCGAGCCCGACTGGTCGATGAGTCCCTTGGCGAGGTTCTCGCCGGCGTCGTTCGTCTTCTCGAACGCGTCAGCGAGGTTCTCGACCTGCTCGTGGTAGTCGCGGAGAGCCTGCTCCTGCGACTTCGCGCCACCGTTGAGCTCGTTCAGCACCGACTTCAGCGCCGACAGCTTGGACGCAGCATCCGACGACGTGTCCCGCAGGATCGCGAGAGCATCATCGATGCGCTGCGCCGACCGTGCCGCCTCGCCCATCTCCTCCTGCGCGCCGCGGAGCGCTTCACGGTACTGCTGCGCCTGGTCCTGCGCCTCCGCGAGCACCGCCGCCTGCTCGTCGAGGTAGCCGACGAGGTCACCGGCCGCGGTCCCGGCACCTTCCGTGTCCCGCTGGAGCTCCTGGAACCGCTGCGCGAGGTGGACGGACGACTCGCCGCCCCGATCGATCGCGAGGATGACCTCCTCATACTCGGCCTTCGAACCGCGCAGAGCCGCGCCCATGGTGGCATGGGAGACGCCGAGCCGCTCCGCGAGAGCGGTCGACCGGGTGAGCACCTCCTCTTCCTCGGAGTGCGCCTGGATGTTGGACTGGAGCTCCTGACGCACCATCGCGATGGCGGCCTGGTTGCCCATGAGCGCGTCCGTGAACCGCTGCGACGAGATGCCGACCTCGTCGAGCTTCTCAATCCAGCCGTCGTCGACGAGTGCCTGAGCGAACACCTCGCGCGTCGCCGCCGTCGCCGCGCCGGTCACGTCGTCGAGCGTGCCCTTCAGCGAGGCGACGCCCTCCTCGTACTCGCGAGTCTTCTCCTGCGCAGCTGCCATCGCGGCCGTCACAGCAGCCACAGCCACAGAGATCCCGGTGAGGGCGATGCCAATCGGGTTCGACATGAACGCGTTCTTCATCGCCAGGCTGAGACCAGAGATCTTCGCACTCGCCGCGCCGGCCGCGGCTCCGAAGAAACCAACCTGGCGGCTCGTCGCACCGAGCTCGCCGCCCGTGGCGGCTGCGATGCCCCGCTGGAGAGCCATCTGCTCGCCGAAGCGCTGCAGTGCGGTCGACACTCCGCCCATGTTCGTGCGGAGCGCGAGGAACGCGACCGCCGCGGCGAGCACGGGGGTTGGAACCTGGCCGAGGATGCCAACCAGCGGCGACGCGACCGCGGTAATAGCCCCGATGCCGGCGGCTACAAGCGGGAGGGCGCTACCGAGACCGCTCGCGAGGAGCTTGGCGAGGTCGCCCGCGACCGACATCATGGGGCCGAATGCGCCAGACAGTTCCATCAGCGCGCCGCGCACCTCCGGCGACGCGAGTGCCACGGCGCCCAGTGCGCCCGTCAGCGGGTTGAGAGCGCCGACGAAGCTGCCGATGATAGGGATTCCACCGAGCATCGAGCTCGCCCAGCCGGTGACCGCGCCGCCGAGCGCGGCGATGGCGGGCGCGTAGACCTCGGCGTGGTTCAGGAACGACTCCAGCTGCGACGAGTCCCACGCGCTGATGACGACGCGGGCCTTGTCGAGACCGGTCGTGATGCCCGCGAAGGCGGGAGCGAGGCGTTCGGTCATGATCGACACGACCGGCTGGGTGTGCTTCAGCACGGCGCGGAGCACGTCGGCGTACTGGTTCGCCCAGGTGATCGCCATGCCGCCGCCCTGCTGGGAGATGAACGGCTCCGCGAGCGAAGCGCCAATCTCGCGGTTCGCGGCGGTGATCCGGTCAACAGCGCCCGACCACGTCTCCTTGACGTTCGCGGCGGCCCCGCCGAACTTCTCGGACATCTGCTCGGTGAGCACGTCGACGGCGCGGCCGGCGTCGATGGTGCCCTTGGTGATCGACTCGCGGATCTCCGAAGCGCTCTGGCCGAAGCCTTCCCCGAGGAGGGTCGCGGCGTCGAGTCCCCGCTCGCCGAGCATGTTGAGGTCTTCGGCTGTGATCTTCCCCGACGAGGAGATCTTCGCGAAGATGCTGACGATCTCGCTGATCTGCTGGTTCGCTCCGCCCACGGCGGCGGTTGCGTCCTGCACGGCCGAGAGGATCGGGATGACCTTGCCGGCTTCGATGCCGAAGCCGAGCAGCTGCTGCTGCGCCTGCAGGAACGTCGACTTCGAGAACGGGCTGTTGCGGGCGAAGTCGTCGAGCTGAGCCATCTGGTCGTTGACGGCCTCGGTGGAGCCGAGGATCGTCTTCAGCGCGGCGCGGGAGGTCTGCTGCAGCGTGTTGTACGCGGCGCCCGTCTTGAACAGGGACGTGACGTAGGCGGTGGCGGCGACCGTGGTCGCGGTGATCGAGCCGGCGGCGATGTTCATGCCGCCCTTGATGAGCCCGCCGACCTTCTGCCCGGCCTGCCCAGCCCTCGAGAGGGAATCTCCCGCGGACTGGGCGTCGCTACGGAACTTGTCGACGCCGTCGAGTCGGATGGTTGCGACGAGCTCGCCAGCGTTGAACGCCACGGTGCCTCCTCAGATCAGGACGCACCCGGGCGGGTGCTGAGATGGGTGCCGCGGCGCGGCGACGCCGTCAGGGCGTCATTCGGAAGGGGAGTCGGCGGTCTGCGGCGGCGCGGTGAGGCCCGCCATGAGGTCTGCGGTCATGGCCTCGAAGGAGGCCTTCTGGACGGCGTACATTGCGTACAGGCCGGTGTCCTTGAGGTACTTCTCGTGCGCGGCTTCCAGGCCGTTCGCGAGGTACTCGTCGACGAACTCGATGCCGCCGCCGCCGATGTTCCAGAGGATCGCCGCGTTGGCGACGACGTTCGACTCGGCGGAACGCAGCACGTCGAGATCGTCGAAGGCGTCGCCGAGCGCCTTCTTGGCAAGAGCCGTGCCGAGCGCTGTCGCGTCTTCGGGTTCCTGGCTCTCGAACTTCACCTCGACCCACAGAGCGAACAGCTCGCCGCCCTCCTTGTGCGGGAGCGGGGGGACGCGGATGGCGATGGAGTCTTCCTCGTCGCCGATGGTGAAGACGAGGTGGCGGCCCTTCTCGGCTGCGGTGATCATGGGGTTCTCCTTCAGGTGGGATCAGTCGGGTTTCTTCGCCGTGGCCCAGCTGCTCAGGCGCGTGGGGCGCGGCGAGGTGAGGAGGCCGTCGATGAGGCCTCGGAGCCACCACCAGGGGCGGTGATGAAGGTCGAAGAGGTCGACGTGGAAGACCTCGCGGAGGTCGCAGAGCGTGTCGGTGTCCCACGTGTCGAGCACGTGCACCCAGAGGTCGCGGGTGCTGACGCCCTTGGACTCCGATTCGCGGCTCGCGCCGTGCTGCTGGATCTCCTTGCGGAACCAGGCCGGGTAGACGTAGCGGGGGTAGCGGCCCGTGACGGGGTCAGGGTCGCCAACACCGAACTCGGCGAGATCCTCGATGGTCGCTTCGGCCGCTGACCGCCCCGACTTCAGGCGGCCGGGCTTCTCTTCCGGCGTCTCGGCCAAGTGGGTGTCCAGGCCCCGGTTGCCGAACGCGTTCCAGTAGGAAGCGGCCCTCACGAGCCCCGCGAACTCAGGCCCGCGGAGCACCTGCGCCTTCTCGTGGACCTCGGCGCCCAGCGCGATCAGGGCGAGGCTGCGCTCGCCTTCCAGCGCCGTGATGCCAAGCAGTGCGCGCAGGAGCACGAGCCCGTCGTCGGCGCTCACCGGGGGGACGACGAAGGTGAGCGAGCCTTCGTCGTCCCCGATGGTGACGTGCAGCCGACGGTCCTTCTCGACTGCGGTGATCACGCGCTACGGCGTTGCGAGCGCCGGGTTGGTGATCTTCTTCCGGTCGCCCTGGCCGGTGAACTCGAACTGGAACCACTCCAGGTCGTCGTTGCCGGTGTTCACGCGGGACCAGTTCACGGCCGCGGTGCCCTCGTAGGCCAGCGCGGCGGACGTGGCGTGGTAGTAGCGGTAGCCGATGACGTTCTCGCCGCCGATGGCGTCGGCCGCCTCGATGAGGGCGATGAGCTCCGGCTGGAACTCGCCCTGCGCGTCCTTCACGCCCTTCACCTGAACCTGCATGGTGAAGTCCTCGCCGGTCTTGCTCTGGCTCGTCTGGCCCTTGTTGGCGTAGGTCGAACCGTCCTTCAGCTTCGGGGCCGGAGTGGGCGTGAGGCCAGTGATGTCGGGCACGTTGAGGTAGACCTTGGGGTCTGCGGTGATGTCCGCGCAGATGTCCCAGATCCACTCGAACGAAGATGCTGCCGAGCCCTGCGTAGGCGCGACGTCGTCGAACTGCGTCATGGGGTGTTTCCTTTCCGAGAAACGCGAAAGCCCTCACCGGTCGGTGAGGGCTGGGTGACTGCGCCTGGCAGCCGGGATGAGGGGGTCAGATGGCTTCGAGCGCGCTCAACTGCCAGTTCGACGTGAACGACCAGCGGTCGTTGGCGTCCTGTCCCATGGGGGAGAAGCTGAGGTACTTCCCGAGCGCTTGCACCGGACCGAGCGTGAGCTGCTGGCGGTGGATGAGGGCGCGCAGCCGGTCGAACGTCTCGATGCCGTCCAGCGGGTTCCCCGCCTGTCGCCACCGGACTTGGAGGCGGGTGGCGGTGAGCTGTCGCTTAGCGGTGGGGGAGAAGCCGGTGTACTCGGGCGCGTAGATCGCGACCGAGAGGATCTCGCGCGGTGTCTCCGGGAACGCGGCGATGACGATGCCGCGCTCGTCGGGCTGGTAGACGCCCGACTCCCGGTAGACGCCGAAGTCGTTCGCGCCGAGAAGTTCGGCCGCGCCTCGGAGGATGTCGGTGTGGTGCGTCATGGGTCTCCGTTCAGCTGCCGAGCGCCCGCTGGATCTCCATGGCGACGACGCCCATCAGCTCGCCTTCCATCTCGACCGCGGGGCCTTCGAGGTACTTCGCGCCGGCGCGCGGGTTGTGCGCCGTCTGGAAGTTCATGTGCGTTCCCTCGTGCACGGCGATGCCGTACGGGAAGCCGCGGTTCGAGGCGTTGTAGGCGACGGCCGCGACGAGACTGCCGGCGTTGGCGTCGTGGGTCGCGCCCGAGGCGCGCAGGTCGCCGCTGTCGACGGGCACGCGCGCCTGCGACTCGGCGAGCAGCGCACGGGCGGCCTTGTTCAGCCCGAGCGCCGCAGCATCGCCGACGCGTGCGGCAGCCTCGTCGCCGTTCCATCGGAAACTGGACATGGCTACTCCAATGCGAGCTCGGTGAACCGCGGCAGCCGGGGGAAGTCGGCGAGGGAGACGACGATGACCTTCGACTCCCGCTGCCGGGCGGTGCCGCGCCAGATCGTGACGAGCGACCCCTCCGGCACGTCGTGGTCCGGGTAGTCGAGCGCTACGCGCGCTTCAGCGACAACCTCGCGGCTATCACGCGCGCGAACGAGCTTCCGCTTGTCGTCGATCAAGGCGCGCTCGCACACGACCTCGGGGCCGTAGACGGGCCCGTAGGCTCCCTCGCCGACCTTCGGCTTGTAGGACACGAGCTCGCGGTGCGGCATCATCCGAGCGGGCAAGCGCATCAGTACTGCACCTCCCAGTCGATGCCGGGACAGCCACGGAGGATCTCTGAGACCTCCGGCGAGACGCGCGCCTCCTGCTTCGTGCGAGCGTCGACGACGCCCGAGCCACCGGGGAGCGAGACAGAGAGGATCGAGCCTCCCCCAGACTGTGCGCCAGCGCCGTTCTCATCTCCGGTGTCCGCCCAGAACTTCAACTGCGCGATCGTCGCGTCCTGGACCGCCTCGACGACGTCGCTGCTGGTGGGGCGCCCGTCGGCGTCCACGTCGAACCGGGCGGTCTTGAGCTCGGTGCTCACGCGGCGGCTCGCGGATCGGATCGCGCGCGGCAAGTCGTCGAACGATGCGCCCACGGTCTCCGGGACCTCCGCCTCGTCGATGAAGGGGAACCACACGGCTACTCCTCGTCGACGGCGCGCGCCGACTCGAGCGCGCCGATGATGTCGGCCTTCCTCGCCCGAGCGGGCACGTCGATGCCCTCGGTCTCCGCGATATCGCGCAGGTCGGGCACGTTGAGCGTCTGCAGGTCGACCTGCGCGGGTGCCGCGGCGTCGCCATCGGCGATGGTCGCGCCGACGACCTCGAAGTAGCGGCGAGTGCTCGACGCGAGGCGCTCGACGGTAGCTGTGCCGCCCGTGAAGCGGATGCCAGCGAGCACTCGGTCGCCGGCAAGACGAGCGGGAAGTGAGATGGTGACCATGATGACCTCCAGAGGGTGAGGGTGGTCGGCGTGCGAACACGCCGACCACCTGCCGAGCTACTCGGCGGACTTGGTGAGAACCGCGACCTTCTCGGCCTTGTTGGTGTTGGCGGGGAACTTGGTGCCCCGTTCGGCGGCGTACGCGTCGAGCTGCTCGTGCGTCCACTCGACGGTCGGGGCAGGAGCGGCATCGTCGAGGGTGTGCTCGCGTTCGACGCCATCGGCGGGCGCGTCGACAGCGTCCTTCTGGTCGCCGTCGCTGGTCTGGGCCTGACCCGAACCACCGTCGCCGGTGGGGTTCTCGGCGGCGCGCGCTGCGGCGGCGAGCTCCTCGTCGGACGGGGACGGGGTGGCGGGGACCGGAACCTGTCGCCATCGGGCGAGCACGGCGAGGTCGGGGCGCGGGTCGTCGCTGATGACGACCTGGCCGGACGAGACGTTCTGATAGGCGGGTGCCATGATCTTGCTCTCCTTCGTGACGGAAGGCCGCCCAGCCAAAGCCGGGCGGCCTTCCTGGCGGGTCAGGCCGCGTCCGCGCCCTTGATGAGAACCGCGCGGTTCGGGTCGAGCGTCTTCACGCCGTACAGGACGTCGAGGGAGACGACGTCCTTCTTGAGCTTGATGTCGTAGTCGAAGACGACGCGGATGCCGAAGCCCTTGTAGCCCTCGATCGCCGCGTCCTGCGCGCCGTACGGGAGCTCGAGCTGGCGAGTGACGAGCGCCGCGGCCGTGCGGTGGAACGCCACGGACACCTCGGTGGTCGGCGCGCCGGGCGCGGGCTCCGCGGCCGGCTGACCGATGTTCTGCGACATGTAGGCGTCGAAGCCGAACACGTCGGAACCGATCGAGCCCTGGCGCAGGCCAGCGGTGCTGCCGGAACGGTCAGCGCGCTTCAGCAGGTCGTTCGCGAGCCACTTACCGCGCGTGCGGGGACCGGTGATCACGCGGCGGTCGACCTGCGGGACGTTGTTCACGTCCAGCTCGACGCCCGCCTGGATCAGCGCCTCGGGCTCGTCCCAGAGGGAACCAGCCTCCGTGCCGACCTCGGTCGTGATGTCGCTGCGGAAGGCGAGCACGTCGCGGTCGATCTTCTGCGAGATCGCCTCCAGCGCCGGGTTGAGGAGCTGCTCGCGGAAGTCCTCCAGTTCCAGCGTGCGCTGGCGGGAGGTGATCGCGAACGACACGTCGGCGTGGTGGTTCAGCTTCACCGGGATGCCGTTCTCAGTGGCGTCCTGGATGTTGATGCCGGTGACGGGATCGAACTCCTCCGCCTCGAACACCGCGGGCTCGCGGATGGTGATGGTGTCACCGACCGCTCCGACGAACTCGGACGAGTAGTCACGGTGCACGAGCTGCGCGGCGACCGTGTTCTCGTAGAGGGTCGCGAGCGCGGCGCGGGCGATGCGACTCGGGGTGAGCAGGGTGTTTGCCATGAAGGTGGCCCTTTCTGTTGATCAGTCCTGCCCGCGCGACTTTCGGTACGACGCGCGCAGGGAATCGATGTCGTCCGGGTCGGCGGAAGTGCCGCCGGACGGTGCGGGATTGCCGTTGCTGGATCGGGGGGCCACCTGGACCTTCCGGGCGAACGGGTTCTGCTCGACCGCTTCCTTCACGGTGCGCTCCACCTCGGAGGCGTAGTTGTCGGCGGTCGGATCAAGGGTCGCGAGGGCGGCCTTGACGTCTTCGAGGCGCAGGAGGATACCGGCGTCGGCACCGAGCGCATCAGCGTGGCGGAGCACGGCGTTCTCGGTGCGGAGAGCGAGATTCTCAGCCTGCGCGGCGGTCAGAGTGGAGTCCTTCGCCTGCAGCGCGGAGGTGAGGCCGTCGACCGTGGGCGGCTCGTCGTCCTTGACGACACCGAGCTGCTTCCCGAACTCGCGGTACGCCTCTTCCTTCGCGCGCTGCGCAGCAGCAGCCTCGGCGTCCTGCACCGCCTTGTCGCGCTTCGCGCGCTCGGCGTCGAGGTCGGCCTTCTGCGCCTGGATCTTCCGCCAGGCGCGCTCCTGGTCGAAGTCCTCGGCCTTCCACGGCGGGGTGTCCTCGACGGGCTTCTCTTCCGCGGGGTTTGGTGCGGAAGCGGGGGCCGGTTCCTCGGCGGGAGGCGTCTCGACGGGCCCGCCGCCCTCGCCCTCCACGGGCGCGAAGTAGCGCAGGAACGGGCGGTGCCACGCGGGCGCAGGGAGGCTGCCGAGGTGCGGACGAACGATGGACATGGGTGTCTCCTTCACACCGGCCGCCTGGGCCGGATCGGTGGTTCTCGCCGACGCGGCGAGAGGGCTGGAACCGCGCGAGCTGGCGCGGTATGATGGGCGGTGAAGGCGGCAGGCAGTTCACATTTCGGACAGCCCAGCCGCCTTCGCCGTGCGGTCAGCGGGTCAGCCGCGTGACGGTGCCGTCGCGAGCGATGTGGATCAGCCCGACGAACCACGGGAACGCCGCGAATCGGCGGCGCAGCTCGTCGAGTACTGCCGTGTCGTCGAGCGGCGTGCGGGAGTTGTCGATGACGACCCGGTGCGCGCCCTGCTCCTTCGCGCGGTGCAGCTGGTTCGAGATGGTGCTCTTGCCGGCGCCCTGTGGGCTCTTGATCTCCCACAGCTCGCTGTCGATCGTCACGTCGATGTTCTTGACGTGCTGTCCGTTGACCAACTCCCGGAACCGCACGCGCAGGCCTACGTCAGCGAGGCGTTCAGCGGAGCGGATCTCGTGGTCGTGCACGACCATCCCGTCCGGCACGAACGGCGCGACTCGCGCCGGACCTGGCACGCGCGGCAGGACCGTGTCACGGAAGCCGCCACCTTCAGGCCCGCGACCGTCAGCGAAGTGCACCTGCGCGCGCTCGTACCGGCGGGTCTGTCCGGACTCGCGGACGTGCTGGCGGGTCTCGGCCTGGATGTCGAGGATGCGGCGGCGCTGGCGGCGCGCTTTCTCATCGTCGCCGGCGGCGTCAGCGATGAGCAGCTTCCGCTTCGCGTCCCGCTCCCGCACCTCCAGCTCGCGGAGCCGGTCGCGGGCGGCGTGCGCTGCCGGGTCGTAGCCGGATGCCGCGGTCGGGATGGAGAAGCCGGGCAAGTACTCGACGACGGTGCATGTGCAGTTCGGGTGGCCCGCGCCGGAGGCTCGCCAGTCGTCGAGCGTCCCGGCGACGTCAACGGTGATTATCTCGTCACGGAACGAGTGCGGCACCTGCCGAGGCCCAGTTGGCCCAGACGTGGCGATGATCTTCCCGAACCACGGAGCGCAGTGGTCGCACGCGTTCCGGCCCCCGAGGATCGAGAACAGGTCGATGCCCAACTGCTGCGCGCGGTGCACCTTCGCGTCCGTGTAGGCGCGGGACACGGCCGTGCGGGTCGCCATCTCGGCGTAGGTGCCGATCCGCCAGCGCCGGCCGGCGATATCGGTGAACCCGGTGACGCCGCGCTCGAGGAATCGCTGCAGGGCGAGCTTGCGGGCGTCGCGCGTAGACGAGCCGAGCGGCACCATCGGCGCGGTGTCCGCAATGACCTGCTGGTACACGTCGCCGCCGACGATGAACTCGCCCATCGCGTCCCGCGGGTAGCGGAGGATCCGCGCGCGCATGTCCGTGAACCGGTTCCCCAGGTCGTAGGCCATGAGCGACGCGGCCAGCACATGCTGGTCGGTGAGCATCGTTACCGGCGGGACGGACGGCAGCGCCACGACGGCCGCGGCGCCCTCCCGAGCGGCGCGCGCGATGACCTCCTCCGCCCACTCGCGGTTCATGCCCGCTGTGAGCTCCGCGGCGTGCGCTTCCAGCTCCCGGACGATGCTGAGCAGCGCCGTGAGGTCCGCATTGTCCGGCAGTTCCCGGATGAGGCGGCGGGCGATCTCCGCGACGAGCCGAGACTCGGCCTCCTGGAAGACACCCGCCACCTGCATCCCGATGCGGTACAGCAGCGCCTCGACGTCGTCGTGCTCGGGAACGAAGGGGCGAGGCATGGTCACCTCCTGCTCAGGCGTCGTCCTCGTCGGGCTCGTCTGCCTGGCCGCGAGCCATGCGCTCCCGCATCCGGTCGATGTCTGCCTGTGTCGGCGTCGTGGCGTCGTTCACCGTGCCGACCGCGGTCGGGTCCGCGGCCTGCCCGATGCCGTACTCGTGCTTGATGCGTTCGACCTCAGAATTGACGGTCTCGCCGTCCCACTCGGGGTGCTGTGCTCGCACGCGTGTCTCGATCGACGCGGACTGCGCCGCGAAGAGCATCTGGTTCGTGCGGGCCATCGACTCCTGATCCGCCTGCGCCTCGGCCGGGAAACGGAACTCGGGGGCCTCCTGAGGTGGCGTGCCGCCGTAGAGCTGGGCGTCGAGTTGCAGCCACGTGAGGAAGAACTCGCTGAGCGCGCCCTTCCAGTAGTTCGCCTTCTTGTCGCGTGTGCGCTCGCTCAGGCGCTCGTCGGCCTTGATCTCCGTCGCGGTGCGCATCCCGGACGCTTCGCCGCCGGCGGAACCGGGCGTCCACCCGGCCGTCCGCATCGCCTGGTCGCGCAGCTCCTTGACCGTCGCGGCGTGCTCCTCGACGCGGATCTCGAACTGGTGAGCGTGGAACCCGAACGGTTCGCCGCTCGGGCCGGTGAGCGCCTTCACGCCCTCGTAGACCTCGCGGTCGTAGTCGAAGCTCGCGCCGCCGCCGAACCCGTTCGACTGGAGATACTCCTGGGCGACGACGATGCGTGCCTTCGCCAGCCGGATATCCCGCATCCACGACGACCACGCCTCGTCGATCGCGTCGAACAGTTGCACGATGTCCGCGAAGTCGGACTGGCCGAGCATCGTCAGCGCCGGATCCTTCCGGAACCGCTTGTTCGGACGCATGTTCGGGATGTACGCGGCCGTGAGACCCTCCACACCCGTCGGCAGACCCGACTCCGCGTCGACGAGCCCAGCAAGCCATTCCGTCTCCGGGCGCTCATCGAGCGGCACGCGCCGGCCGAGCTTCGCCGCGGTGCCCTCGTAGAGACCGTGCTCGATCCGACCCCGCGTGTGCAGCTCCAGGTGCCGGAACACGACGCCGTCGTTCTCACCCTTGTACTCGGTGAAGAACGTCACCTCGTGGAGGTCGCCGTAGCGGAACGAGGGGATGCCGGCATCGGCGTGCACCGCCTCGGCGCGGACCTCCTTCAGGTCTTCCTGCGACCAGACGAGGCGGAGGAACGTGCCGCCGAGTGCCGACGACACCTCACCGGATTCAAGCAGCAGGGAGTGGAAGCGGGGCGTGTTGATGATCTTCTCGACGCGCTCCTGCATCTTGTCGCGGGGGCTGTCACCGTTCTTGCTGCGCTCGCCGGGCAGCACGACGCGAGGCGCTTCACCGAACAGCATGTCAGCGGAGAGCGTGGCGATGTCGGCGGGCAGCGGGATGTGCATGCGCGCGCGGTTCTCGCCGCCGCGCTGCGGCTTGCCAAGCCAGGCGCGGGCACCGAACCCGACGAGCCCACCGTTGAGCTGCGCGGGGTGCGAGATCGGCTTGTTCGCGTACGTCGAGGTCAGCTTGTCGACGTCGCCGACGTACCAGTCGTCGAACACGGACAGCGCATCGAAGTACGGCTCGAAGGCCTTGACGGGCCAGTCGATGTTCCGGTCGGGGAGCGGCACGGTTCACTCCCTTCCGGAGGTGGGGTCGTAGCCGGGGTCACAACACAGCGCCGCGGCGAGCGGATGGGAGTACTGGGAGCCGCAGTTCTCGCACGCGTGCATGGCGGCTCCTTCGAGGTAGAGGAGGGGCGCAGGTCTGCCTGGGGTGGAGATCCGACACCCGCCGTAGGGCGGCAGCCTTCGCGGCGTGGGGACGCGTTGACGCCCCTCCTGGTCTGGTTGGGGAGGACGGGCGGCGGCATCGCCGGCAGCGCCCGTCCTCCGGTGCGCCGTGTTCGTCTTCTCGGGGCGGCGCGCCCCTCACCTGGGCCGGAGCGAGCCCTGGACGTTCTACAGGCCGCTGTCGTCGGACGAGTCCAAGACGTACGTCGTCAGGTCGGCGTCCGCGACAGCGTTCGCGATGGTGAGTAGGCCCTGAGAGACGACGAACGTCTGCCCTGGTGCGCAGATGACGCCGATCCTCTGCTCGCCGTCGTCATCGATCCACTGCACGACGCCGTACATGCCGGTGACCATCCCGCCGAGCTCAGCCCCGAGGAGAGCGGTGACCTTCTCGCCGGCGTCCGGCATGTGGAGCGCCATCAGGCCGCGCCTTCCGGGACGCGGAGCGCCTTCTCGACGGCGAGCCGCACGGCCTTCTCGTTGGGCGCCGGCGTCATCACGTACACGGTGCCGAGCACGGGCCCCGTCAGATCGTCGCCATCCGGGATCACCTTCACCAGCACCGTCGCGGTAGCGCGCGGCGCGGTGTCGGTAGGCTCGTACGTCGCCTCGAAGATGTCCGGCTTGCACGGGTAGAACTCGCCCTGCACACCCCGGATGATCCAGTCGCCCGGGTTCGCGCGGTGCGGACCTCCCAACGTCTCGATCACGAGGAACGCTGGCGCATCCTTCGCCACAGCGCGGACGCCCCGCAACCGATCGGGCGACGCGGGGCCGTGCCGATACAGCTCATCGGCATAGCGGAGTGGGTGATCCTCTCCGCTATTCACGTACCGCGCGGTGCCGTCGTGCGACAGCACCCAATCGATGACCTTCGTCGCGCAGAGCGCTGGCACGTCATGGTTCGACGTGAGGCCGCTGGTCCACTGCATCGCCTCGATCTCGACCGGCTTCTTCCGGAACCGTTGCGGGGCGCTCATGCGTTAGTCTCCTCGATCTGCCAGCCCTCGGCCTCGATCCGCTCGGCGAGGCGAGCGAGCGCCGCGTCCGCTCGGGACGCTTCCGCGGCCAGCTCGACGCGCTCGCCGCTGCTGAGACGGCCATCGAGCGTCGCCTCCCACACGGAGACCTGATCCTCGCCCCGTGCCGCGTACGTGGCGGCGTAGCGGGGCTGGACGCTGATGTCCTCACGACGCACCGTGGTGCGCTGCGGCGGCTTCTCAGGGCGCTCGCCGTTTGCGAACTCGCCCCATGCGTCGCGGGTGATCGCGAGGTCGAGATGAACCTTCACACGCACGCGGTTGGAGTCCTCTAAGTGCGGAAGAATCTCGATCCGCTCGTCGACTCGGCAGTCCTCGAAGCGGTCGCCGAGCTGGTCGAAGAGGGCGCGGAGGCCCGACGGCGCGGTCATCGTGCGCCTCCCGGGGTTGCGGCGACGATCACGGGGAACCAGGACAGGAATCCGTTGCGCCAGCCGATGGTCGTCAGCTCGTACGTCTGCCCCTCCTCCAGCGAGGAGAACAGGTCGGCGCTGTTGAACTGGAACCGCAGCGGAACGTCTTCGACGCGGAGCACGCCGCACTCGGCGGTCTGCACGCGGTACTCGCTGCTCGACTGCCCCGAGCCGTTGGTGACCTGGATGCTCGTGGCCCAGTCGGTGCCGGTGACGGTGCAGGTCTGCGTGCGCTCGGTGCCGTAGGCGTAGAAGACGGCCCAGCCGAAGCCGAGCACAGCGATGACGAGGAACGCCGCCACCGCGGCGAGGCGCGTCCGGCTGCGCGAATGCGCGAGCGCGGTCCGCCTGCTCATGCGCCCGGCCTGCCGTCGGCGAAGATCGCGCGGTTCGCGCGCATCGACACGTCCTCGAGGGCCGTGAGCGCGAGCGACTGGTTCCGGCTCGCCGGCGTCAGCTGCTCGATGAGGACGGCGAGCTCGACGACCGCCTCGTTGATCGTGCGCACGGCGGTGCGCTGCTCGTCGGTCGGCGGCTGGCCGTTCGACGCGGTGAAGAAGCGCGCGCGGGCGCGGTCGTCGGCGGTCGGCTGGGGGAGCGGGGTGTTCGTCATGGTGATCTCCTTCAGGATGGGGAGGTGGCCCGGCGGGCGCCGGGACGTGGGTTGTCGCTACGCTGAGCGCATGCGTCGTCTTGCTGCCCCTGTCGTTGTCCTCGCCGCCGTGCTCGCGCTCGCGGGGTGCTCCGACGGCGGCTCGTCCGAACCGACACCGACCCCGACGCTCACCGTCGGGCCGGCTGAGACGCTCGACGATGCGGCCACGCTCGACGAGGTCGTGGACTACGTGCTTGCGCAGGACCAGGGCTCGATGAGTAGTGATGAGGTCGCGGACGCCGCATCGAAGCTGAACGGGATGGCCGCGGACCTCTACTCGGACGCGAAGTATGGCGAGCTGAAGGCCGACTTCAACGTGCTCACGATCAACGCGGTGCAGCACCCGGACGAGGAGTGGCAGCCGCAGCTCATCGAACTCACCAAGCAGGTTCGCGAGCTCGACTGAGCCGTCACGCTGCGAGGGCGACGTCCCAGCGCAGCATCGGCCGCCAGATGTTCTCCGTCGTGGCGATCGCGTACCGGCCGCCGTCGAGCGAGTGGTCGTTGACCTTCACCGGCACGTCGTGGCCCTGCAGCGCTTGCTTGCTGTCCCACGCGTAGCCGGGAGCCTCGGTGATAAACCCCTGGCACCGGTCAGCGACCATGAGTTGTTCCTCGGCCATGAGCGACGCGACCGTGCTGATGCCGTACGAGACGTTATTCAGGCCGCCCGACGTGGGGATGCCGGCGAGGTTCAGCTCGCGCTGGAAGTGCAGCGCGGCCGGGTCGACGATCACGAACTCGGGGCGCAGAGCCGACTCGTACGGCAGGTGGTCGCTGTGCAGCCAGTCCTTGAACAGGCCGGCCTGTTGCGACGGGGACAGGAACGCCGCCTCGGACGTGCGGGCGTCGTGCCGCCACTCGTCGATCAGCCACAGGCGGGAGCCGTAGCCGCGGGTGTCGCGCTTTTCCTTCGACAGGCCCAGCAGTAGACCCGTGCTCGGATTGTTTGTCCCGAAGTCGACGCCGACGGCCAGGAGGCGGTGCATCTGCGGCAGCGACGCCCACGGGCGCACATGCCGCGCCGGGTCCCACATGCCGTAGATCGCGCCCTCAGCGCTGACCCACTCGCCCAAGATCTGACGGCGATACCAGAGGCCCGTGTACTGCGACCGGAGACGAGCCTTCACCGCCGCCGACAGGGACGGGTTGTCGTCCATCATGAAGTGGTAGCGACGCCAGTCCGGCAGCTTCCGCATCCGGTCGATGAAGTCGACCTTCAGCCAGTGCGCCGGGCTGTCCGGGTTCGTCGTCGCGAACAGCTTCGACTCGTCCAGCGACATGCGGTTCAGCACCTGCTTGAACGCCGTCTCCTCAATGACCGTCGCCTCGTCGACGTACACGAGCAGCACGGTCATGCCTCGGATCTTGCCCTCAGCGCGAGAGTCGTTGATGCCGATGACCTGCACCTCGCGGCCGAAGATGTGCGCCGTCGGGGCGTTCTGCCGGTACTTCACCACGGACCGGAACGCGCGCAGGCCTGTCGACGTCTCGATCGTCTGGAAGAAGTTGCGGTAGATGGAGCCGAGATTCTTCCCCACGATGAGCAGCTGACCGTCAAGCTCACCATCGCCGAGCTCCGCGACCGCCATGAGGAACGCCAGCACGGAGACGTAGGTCTTGCCCGCGCGGATGCTTCCTTCCCACAGGTTGAACGTCGCACCCGGCCGCAGGCACGCATGAAGGGAACGGGCCTGGTTACGACCCAGGCTCGCTGTCGCTTGGAACGTCCTCGGCGCTGGGGGAGTCATCCGTCACCTGCCCGTACGTGTCGTCGGGACCGAACAGGCCCTTGAGGCCAGCAGCGAAGTCGAGGAGCGCGCCGCGCACGTTCGCGGTCGGGTCTTCGGGCTGCCGGTCGTAGAGGTTCAGGAACTTCGCGCGCTGCTCCATGATCTTCAGCACGCGGTCGACGGCCCAGAGGTCCCCGTCGCGGGCTTTCTCGTACATGCCGGCGAGCATGTCGTCGAGGCGGGCGAGTTCGAGTTCGACGAGCTCTGTCGCGGATTCTCTGGTGATGTCGGCGATGCCCTGCTTGACGGCGCGGTGGGCGCTGCCCTTGTTCGCGTAGCCGACCTCGTTGGCGATGTCCTCGAAGGTCCATCCGGCGCGGCGGAGGTCGAGGGCTTGCTTCCGCTTCTCTGCGGCGGTGGCCTTCGAGTTGGTATCGGATGCCATGGGGTTGCTCCTTTGGGCTGGTCCGCGCCTGGCGGGTCAGGGGTGTGCTCTCGGCTCCTGGCCGGGCATGACGGAGCCCCGGGGAGACCTGGTGGTCGATCCCCGGGGCTTCGGTGGTGCAGCGCGGTGTCAGCTGCCGCTGGTGCGGCCGGCTCGTGCGGATGCAGCGCGGCGTGTGCCGGTGGTGCGGCGTCCGGAGAAGCCGGTGCCGCCCATGATGTTCGCGAAGCCTTCGGCGGCGCTGATGCCGCCTCCGATGTACTGGCGGAGGGACTGGCGCATGCAGGGGTTCCTTCCTGGTCAGCTTCCGGAGGTGCGGCTGGAGGACGCGGACGAGGCGGTGCGGCGGCGGAAGCCGCGGGTGACGCGCGCGATGCCGGCGCGGACGCGGGACATGACGTTTCGCATGGGAGGGTTCACCTCCTCTCACGGTCAGGACAGGTCGACGCCGAGGCGCTCGGCGAGTTCGGATCCGGGGAGGTACTTGTCGCCGAGGTCTGCGACGCCGGCGCGCTCCAGGAAGCGGTCCTTCTCCTCGCGGGAGGTGAAGCACACGGCGACCCAATACTCGGAGTCGGTGGCGCGCTTGAAGCGGTTCGCTTCGGCCTTGGCGCGGTTGCGGTAGCCCTGTTCGAGCGCGGTCATCTCGGTGGCGGCATCTTGGGCGAGGTCGCCGGTGTACTCGACTTCGGCGAGCGGATCGGGTTCGGGTGTGGCCTTCTGACGGCGGCCGGAGAGCCCGCCTGTGGAGCGCTTGCCGCTGCCGGGTCGGCGGGGCCCGGTGAGGCCGGAGGAGTCGCGGGTCATCGGGAAGTCTCCATGTTGGCGCGGAAGAGTTCGAGGTCGGCAAGCGGGAACCAGTCGAGGACGCGCTGGAAGTCGGCGGGGAAGTGCTCGCTGATCGGCTTGAGGAAGCGGTGGTCGATGCCATCGAACGATCGGCCGAACAGCTGGTAGTCGACGGGGAGGGTGATGCCGGCCGCGGCGATGCGGTCGCGGACCTCGGCGACGAGCCAGTCGGCGATGGGGGATACCTTGCGGCTGGTCGGCTTCATCACGCCATGCTGGATGAACGATGCTCGGCGGACGATGCTGTCGGCGGCGCGGACGCCATCGGCTACCCAGGTGTCGGCGGGGAGGTCGAGATCCTTCCGGATGAGCTCCCACATGACGGCATAGTCGGGTGTGGGGAGCTGGGCGGCTTCGATCACCTCGCAGCGCTCGGGAGGCTGGAAGACGAAGTTGTTCAGCCACCGGTAGAAGCTGGGGTGCGGGTAGCGGTGGATGCTCTTGCCGAGCGCATGCTCCAGGTCGGTGAGGCCCTGCTCCACGAAGTCGAGGGTGTGGCCTGGCTCGCGGCCGGGGATGTAGTAGAGGTGGGCGAGGATGGTCTCGATGCCCGCATCCTGCAGGGCGAGCTCGGTTGCGATGGCATCCTTCCCACCGGAGAACGCGACGAGCACGGGGCGGCCCTCGGCGGCGAGGGTGTCGCGGATTTCGGCGGAGGTCGGCTGGCCCTTGATGATGGTCGGCACGGTCACGCCTCCTCTCGCGGTGGCAGGTAGAGGGTGCCCCAGCCCAAACACTCGACGCAGCCGGTGCCAGCGCCTCCGCATTCCGGGCAGTCCTGGGCATGCCACGCCTCGGGGTTGGCGAGCTGCTCCCAGTGCGGGCGAGGCAGGGCATTTGCCCACGCGGCGGGACTCACCGGATTGCCTCAGCGGTGCGGGCGGCCCATCCTTCAAGCGGCATAACCGAGACCTGCACTGGGCCATGCGGATCCGACTGGCTTACCGAGAGCGCGATGATCTTGCCATCCTCGATGTCGGCGATGACGCCGAGGTGGTCATCGAGGACCAAAGGGAATCCGGCATAGGGCATGCCGGGCTCGGGGATGATGAGGTCGACGGTGAGGAACTGGACGCCCTCAGCCTCCCAGAGCGCGAGGTCGATGAGGTCGCCCTGCTGCGAAGTCACCGGACGCCAGTCCATGCCGACGATGAGGGCTTCCGCGACCAGCCGGGCCTCTCCCGGGCCTGCGGGCTCGGACGAGGTGCGCCACCAGATAGTGGCGATGTCGCCGCCCTTGGAGCGGACCGCCCAGCCGAGGTCATCGATGTCAGTGATCTCCCAGTCGATGCCTTCGATGAGGAGGTGGTCACCGACGCTGTAGGTGAGAGCGCGCCGCTTGTGCAGGACGGGGCGGTCCTGTGAGCGGTAGATGACGGTGGGGGAGGGGGTCGAACTGAGGGGCGATGCGAATGTCATAATTGGAGTCTACTAAGTAGACGCAATGAATGTCAACTAAGTAGACTGCTGAGTGTGGATGAAGTAGACGATAGGCTAGTGGACATGGCATCCGCACTGTCCCAGCTCGCGCGCATCGCGCGCGACACCGCGAAGCGCCCCGACCTCATCGAAAAGGCCCGGGAGGAAGGCGCAACATGGGAACAGATCGCGAGCGCACTACAGATGAGTCGCGCCGGGGTGATCAAGCTTCACAACAGCGGTCGCAGTTCAAAGGCTGAGTAGGGCGAGGCGTTGAGGCGACGAAGCCCCGGTCACCTCTCGCGAGGGCCGGGGCTTCGTTCTAGGCGGAGTGCTCCACCATCTGTATCTAGGGTCGCACGTTTCTACACTTTCGCGCATTTTAGTTCGACTCTACCGGCGTGTCGCGCCCGTAGGATGCGGAGTTATGTTCCCCCACGGGGTCGGCGCGGCCGTCCACGCTTCACAGTCGGCTCGATCCGGAGGACCGCCTTCGCGAGCACCTCCGTGATGCCGTCCGCGTTCGTGCGCGTCGCGAGGCGGTCCGCGTCGATCCACCGGTAGATCTGGGAGCGGTGCTTCCCGATCATCGCGGCGGCGGCCTTCACCGTCACCCATTCGCGAATTTCAGGCATCGCTCGACCTCCGGTTCTCGTCATCCGCGCCGAACGCCTCGCGGTAGCTCTCCATGTCGTGCGTCGACATCCGGACGCGGCGCTTGTACTCGTCGAGCGTGATCGGCTCAGCCCAAGACGC